GGTGCGCTTGGAGAACCTGCGGGAGTTCCTGCTACTACTTGAAAAATAACATCATTAAATGCGCCTGTGTAATAAGCATCTCGGACAGTTGCCACAATTCGGTCAATGCGTGGATTTGTAGGGTTTGCGGCAGTAATTGTTAAAGTATCTTGCGCATCATTGTAAATTGTATATACACCCATATTTGCTGGGGTTGTTCCAACTATTGCCGCCCAACCAGTAGCAACACGCACGGACATAGCGGCTGGAGAACTTGCAGTTACGGCAAGCGAAGTTGAACCAATAATTCCTGTTGTCGCATAAAGTGCTTGAACCGATAAGCGGTCATTTTCGGCAGGGTGTGAGCCATTCTGTAACCAAGAGGGCGGTGTCCGTAATGCCATTTATGCTCCTAAATGTAAGCCGAGTGCCATACTACACTAGCCTCAGTTGTTCCAAAAAGCGTTCCCGTTCCGACAAAATAAAACTGATTATTGCCGGGTTGAGCAGAAAACCAATCGCCAGAAATTAATAAATTCCGAGCAGGTTGTCCATTCAAGGTGATAAGTTTATTATATAAATCCACAACAAGAGCATCTGAACTAGAAAATGTCCCAACCAAATTTAGAGCCTTATTTTGTGTTTGATTCCCCACAGTTGGGTTTGTTATAGGCCCTGTTATTGTAATTGTGGGATAAGTATCTGCCCACCCGTTATTTGTAATGGTTGTTGTAATGGTTGCTGAACCGCCACCATAAGTCAAATTATATACGCGGTTATAAATACGCCCTGTGGGTGTGCTATAAGCCATTGTGGCGGTTTGTTGATTACTATTGTAATAGCGTGGGTCTGGCGCAAATAAATCTAATTGTGATGTAATTTGTCCGTAAGTGTAATCAGGTGTAATAGTTGTTGTTAATCCACGCACACGCACATCTATATATTGGTCGCCAGTAGCGGTGGGTAATTTGAAATATAACGGAGTTGTGCCACTTGATTGTGGTAATAACACACTTTGTAATGTTTCATAATTTACTTGCGCCGAATTAATGCCATCTCCATAAGTTTGAATAATCATAGATAAATAGCGACCACCAAGAAAATCGCGACCTGTGAACATACCATCATTAAATCCGCGATTATCGTCTTGATTACGAATTTGTGGCAAACTTTCTAAACCATCAACGGATAAAATTTGATATGGCGAACCTACACCACCAAATATTTGTCCGTTAAATGAAAATGAATATACAGTTGTAAGTGTCATTACTCAACCAACATTCCGTATTTACCGCCACCGCCGCCTACTGGTGCCGTTAATTGAACAGTTGAACCATATTTTATGGCATTTAGCATTTGTGTTTTAACTTGAATTGGGTCCACATAATCGGTGTTAAAAGTCTGGTTAATAATTAATCCAGCCATAGATTTTTCTTCACCTGCGCGAAAACTAGCAACGCTTCCGTCTGCTGGCACGGCTCTGGTTGTACTACCAGTAGAACCACCAACACCTGTTCCACCAGCAGTAAACATTGTTTTAACTGGGTCATAAGTAACACCAGGTCGTAATGTAGAACTTGTGCTTCCTGTGTAACGATTAGCAGTATTCAAACTTTCTAATGCTGCTTTAAGTTGCGCTATAGCGTCCATTGTTGATTTTAATGCGCCTTTAATTTTGCCAAGTTTTTCATCAAATTCTTTAGCAATTTCATCAAGAGTTTCAGATAATTCTTTTCGCGCTTGGTCTGTTGCTTCTACTAAATCTTTAGCCGCTTCCATTAAAGCATTATTCAAATCTTTATTGGCTTCTGCTAAAGTATCGTTTAATTGTTTATTTATTTCAGCCGTGCTTTCAACAAATTCTTTATTTATTTCGGCTAATGTGGCAATTAAATCGGCCTCTGCGGATGCTAACGCTTCATCACGGGTGCGTTCTGCATCTGCCATTTGTTCCGTAAATTCTTTGTTAATTTCAACTTGTGCCGCCGAATATTCTTGTGCTTGTTCCGCTAAAAATATTGTTAAATCTTTTTCGGCTTCACGATAAGCCTTATTTAATTCATCTGTGGCAAGATTTGCGCCTTTGTTCATCGCAGTTGCTAATTTGTCTAAACCTGTATTGGTTTGTCTTTCCATTGAAACAAAAGTATTTTGAAGTTCGCGGATAGTTTCGGGTGTTGCTTTTAATATGCTATCGGCTAATTCATTACCAACTTCTGGTCCTGCTGATGTAACTTGTTCTATAAATGTTTGGCTAAACCCTAAACCAGCCAATTGAGAAGCGTTTTCTGCTAATCTACGCGCTCCATCTAATTTATTTTTTAATGCACTAAGCAATTCATCGGCAGTTCTTTTACCCGCGTCTGCCAAACCTTTGAACAATTCTGTAACGCTAAAGGAAGTGCCACTCTTATAAGCATCTCTCAAACGATTAACGGATTGTTCAACGATGCTTTGTAACTTTTCCGCATTGGCTTTATATATAGATTGAACTTTATTAGCGTTATCTTTTTCTAGTTTAGCCAAATCTTGTGCGCGTTTAGCGTTTAGTTTGCCCATAATATTATTAAAGGCAGTTTGTGCTTCTATTCTTTTTTTGCGCGCATTTTCTTCTGCTTTGAAAATGGATTCATCCCGTTTGCGTTCGGCTTTTAATATATCTTCCGAGTGTTTGGTTCGTGCTGCTAATTCTGTTTCACGATATTTTTCGTGCGCTTTAGCAACTGATTCATCGTGTTGTTTTTGCGCTTTGGCTATTGTTTCGTTATATTTCTTTTGAGCAGACTCAACTTTTCCGTTTAAGTCTTTTACAATTTTTAGATATTCGGCATTTTTCTTTTCTAACGCCGCTTTTTCTTTAGGGTCTAACCCACCACCTTTTTTGCCTTTACCGCCTTTACCGTCTAATTCTGGTATTTCAATACCTTTACCACCGCCAAATTTTATTGGCTTATTTAATTTATCAAGATTAGCGGCAAGTTCTTTAGCCTTTTTAGATGCGCTATCAGCAAAATCTGATACTCCGTCTAACCCTTTATTTATCAAATCAAGTCCTGATTTGGCATATTTGCCAACACCGGGCAATTTAGATAAAGCGGTAAGTAAAAGTCTTAATGGCGTTGAAACTATTTTTAAGATTGCTTCATAAACTTTTCCAACAATTGGGATAATAGAAGCAAATGCCGTCAATGCGGCTTTTGCCATAGTGATTACTATTTTACGGAACGCCTCAGATTTGTTCCAAAGCATTACAAACCCACCAATAAGCAAAGTAACGGCAGTAAATATTAAACCAATTGGATTGGCTTTCATAGCGGCATTTAATGCCAATTGATTGCCAGTTAATAATGCGGTTGCTATTTTTTGAGCCGCTAGTAACCCTGTTTGGATTTTTGTTAAAGCAATACTAACTTTTACTCCAACATTATAAGCGGCTAATGCCACAGTAATCGTTACAACAACGCCAGCAAGAATTTTGAATACTTCGGAATTACGCTTAACAAATTCTATTGCTGAATTTATGCGTTCTAATAATGTTTTTAACATTGGCAATAAAGATGCGCCTAAAGTTTCCGCAGTATTTGAAAATTGTTCTTTTACTATTTGTAATTGAACTGCAAAAGTTTTGGTTGCGTTTTCTGCCTGACTTCCAATTCTGTCGTTCAATTCTTTGAACGCTTTATCTATGGCTTCTGCTTTTGGTAATGTAGTATCCAAAGCAATACCAGCATCTTTGAACGCTTTGGCATTACCCGTGCTGGCTTTAGCCAATATACTTGATGCTTCTGCTAACCCTATATTTTTGGTTCTTGCTAAATCTGCTGATAACGCTAATAATGATTGTGATTTATCCAAATCACCAGTAACGCGTAACAAAATTTCCAAACCTGCGGCGGCGGCATCATCAGCAAAACCTAATTGGATATAACTTTCTGCCAGTTTAGATACTTCTTCTCTATTTTTAGCACTATTAACACCAACTGCCGCCATAGTTGCGCCAAGTTTTGTCATAATGACTTCGGCTTCCATTGCTTCTTTTATGCCAATGGCAGCAAAACCAGCAAATGCCACACCCATTCCAATTAACGCACCTGTTGCCAATTTGGATGCTTTTTCCATTTTGGAAATTTCGTTACCCGCTTTATCGGCTTGTTTTTCCATCTTATCTAGTTCGCCATTAACCTGCTTAAATTCAGCAATAGCCTTATCTGCTAAGGCTTTAATCTCAATAATGGCAGGTGGTAAAAAATTAGCCATTATCTATTACCTACCGATAGGTGTTTTTTAACAATACGCGGAGCAATCAAACGGAACTTTTGAAAGGCAGGGCGCATATAAGGAAATCCTTTCACGGCACTTGTTCCTCTCCACGAATTAGGCGAAAATTCTCCACCTAATTCTACCGCTCTGCCGTAGATTATTGTTGGCCCTACTATTGCTTCATACTTGGCAAAACCTGTTTGGCGTTTTTCGCCTCTAATGCTACGGCGTAAATTGCCTGTTCTATTCATAGGTGGCGCACCTGCCGTTGCTTTTTGTCCAACAGGTCGCCGACCTTTAATTTCTTCTTTAGATAACTGAATAAGGGTAACCATCATTTCATCTCGCGCATTTTCAGCGCCTTTAGCAACCGAGCCAGCGTATTTGGTAACCGCTTCTCTAACTTGCTTAAGATTTGATGTTATCACTTTCCACCCTTTTAACAGTTGCCGATATGGATAAAAGCCAATCAATCAAATAAGCAGGTTGCTCATCTGTTTCATTTGGCGTCCAGCCAAATTCTTTAGCACACAAATAATAAACCCACTCATCATCTGGATACTCAAAGGCTTCGTGGCGTTCGCCACCTTCAAGTAGCCATTTTAACCTTTGGAGTCGCCGAAAGGGCTATCTGCATCCTTTTCAGTTTCAGGCGTTTCTGCCAATGAAGGGAAAATTGCCTTTTGAAACTCTTTGCTCAATTCTGTTAGATGGTCATAATCGGCAATATGTAATTCATCCAAAGATGAAATACGCACCGAAGGAATTGGTAAATCTAATTCCCAATTTTCCACCATAATTGCCAATATGCCATCTGTTAATGAAAGTGCCGTCATAATGCCTTCATTAACGCCTTGTGTATTAGCATAAATCTTTTTGCGGTCTTTATGCTTTAACTCTTTAGGGTCGCGTAATGTAACTTTTGCTCCACTAATTGGTAGTTTTGTTTCTTTTGTAGTCATTGTATTCCTTCCGTTTGTGCCTTCCGTATTTTAATTATAGGTGCTAGAGGGTGGGAGCAGGGAAGGCGTCTGCTACAACCAACCCCTCTAGCACTTTTTTTCTGGCTTATGCGTAAGTGCCAGAAGCCTTTGCGTTTTGTAGAACCCATTTGATAGGCGCTAATCCACCTGATGCTCCAGCATCGGTAGTATTACCTTGTCCATTAAGTTCAATTGATACGCTAACAAAATCATCTCCACGGTCATAAACGGCGGCAGTATATGCGCCTTTAGTAATCGTGGCTTGAATTTGAACCGCAGTTGCTCCTGCGCCGTATGCCCAGTTCAACACAATTGCTGGCTGAGTATTGCTTAGAAAGCGTGTTAATTCAGCATCTGATGTCATTACAAACTTAATTGAGCCTGTAACTTCAAGTGCGCCAAGAAATACCTGATATGGATTTTGTGTATTGGAAATGCCATAAATTGGAGTTACGGCACGCTTCATATCAATGTTTCCTTCCATTGAATATGAAACGGCTGAACCACCAATAGATACAGTTCCACGCCATACTGGGGTTGGCAAAACTGTGCTAAATGTTGGTGTTGGGTCAGATGTTGTGCTGGAAACCCAACCTGTGCTTTTAGCATCATATTCAAGCATTCCATCAGCATTAAACTTCAATGAGAAGTCGCTGAATTGGCAACCGGGATATTGGCGCACACCTACGGCATAAAAATCTGTTAGTGTGTAACTAATTGGTTGCGCATCTGCGCCTGATGTTAAACTGTTCAATAATGAAATTGTGTGAGTAAATGGAGCAGAAGCACCTGTTGTTGCTACTGCACCCATAATACCTGCTAATGAATAGCCAATGGTGTCGGCAAATACTGCGCCACCAAAATCAAATGTTGAACGGCTACGACCTTGAATATAGTTGTAATTCATAGTGTTTGAACCGCGTAGTCCTTGGTCAAACAATGGGTCATAAATATTTACTGGCTTTAAACTGTCTTTAGCAACTGGAATAAAATCTGTTGCTGCTACTGCGGTTCCTTTTGTGGCTTCTTTTGCGATACCCACATAGGAACGGACCGAGGCTTGAACTGTCATTTGTCACTCTCCTGCTTTAGTTCCGATGTTGTTGTTTTTATTGCTGGTTTAGCCGAACCTGCTGGGACAACATCAGGTGCGCTAAAGTTTTCTGGCGCTTCAAATTCTTCGCCTGGTTTAACAACTTGTCCAAGCGAAGGGAACACGCGCTCATCTGTTCCGTTGTATTTGTATTTCATTGGTGCTCCTTATGCTTGTATCATCTCGGTAACATCAAATTGGAGTTCGGCATATATTTCCGTAGCCCCTTCATTGGTTGTTGCTGGTTCACCGTAACTGCCATTTATAATAGGTTCTGCTCCTTGCCATACTAAAGTGCCACTTTGGTCGCCAAAGTTATGGTCAGAGCGTAATCTTATCTTAATAGCATCAACAAGTGTATCAAAGTCTGCCATTGCCATACGCGCATCTGGTTGTAAAGAGTGCGTGAATATTTGAATAATTACAGAATAATCAACGCGTTTCCAACCGTTAGTTGCTCCGCCTATTGCCAAGCGTGTTTCGTTTTCAGATTGAATAAAAATAATAGCCTGTGAGCGTGTTAATTGACCTGCTTGCCCGTTTTCTTGAAATTGTATTCTTTTAGGAAAACTGGTATGTATAACATTTAGATTCTCAATAGGTGGGTTTGCTAAGAATTGATAAAGCGTATCCCGAACCCCTACGCGCCCTGCCATTATCTAATCCTGCGATATTTATTAACCATATCCAAAGCAAGAGCAATTTCTCCGCCGTAACGATTTGCTCCCGTAGTTGGATTTGCTTGTGGAAAAGTAGTGATATTCATAGTCATTGAACTGTCGCCACGCACCTTAATAAAAGCCGTTGTAATCAGAATACAGGCTTGTTTAATTGCATTTGGTATATTACCTATGCTGGCGGTTGAAGTATGCGTATAGGTCAAAGCAGCCGTTAATGGCACGGTAGTAGAACCATAGGTGTAATTACTTGCAACTGTAACTGTTTCAGAATTTGCGCCGTCATATATGCGCAATCTTTGATTAGCCAAAATGCCATCTGAGCGTGCCACAGTTAAACTAGATGCGCCAGCCGTGCCACTAACAATTAAATTATTAACATAACCAGCAACATAGGTATATTGGCAATAAACTTGTTGGCGTGGTAATCCGTATCCGCCAAATGCTAATGGACCTGCCGATGAATAACTTACGGCAATATTGCTTAATGGGATAATAACTTGTTGTTCTTCAAACCAAGCCAAACTTGGGTCGGTAAGTGTTATTAAATTATTTGGGTTAGTGCCGTATTGGAAATTTTCTAGCGCAATTATTGGCGCATTGTTTGGGTGTAACGCAATAAAGCCATCAGGCGTGAAACGAGTGCGCTGGGTTTCTGTGTATTTTTGCGCATTAAGATTTGCGTTGAAGTATTCATCCATATAAGAAGAAGCACGAAGAATAACATTTTGTAATTCAGCATCTTGCGCATTAGCGTTACCGCCTATAACTAAATTGTTATAATCAATGCTAGTTGGCGCATTTTTATATTCATTTAATGTTATATAAGGCGTTTCAAAAAATGTATTAGTAGTTGTCCCTACCGTCATTTAATCACCATCTCTCGCAATAGGCTTATCGTTTTCGTGCCCGCATCTACCGCACTTACGAAACCAAGAACCAAAGCCACATTCGTTACAAGTAAAGCCTATTTGATTATTTGTATGACCCATTAAAGATGCTTCAAATAATCCTTCTTCTTTCATTTGTTTAATGTGTTTTGGGTTTTCAACATTAATTGCGCCCTTTTTATCCCTGTTATATTTCACAACACCGCGTGGTGTGCGCACATCTATGCCTTGAACGCCTGTCGGTGCTATTAATCGTGTCATTTTCCCTCCTTATATAAAGGGCGCGGCTGGTCAAGTATGCCGCGCCCTCTATTTAATTACTACGCGCTAACGATTCCTGAAACTGCGCCGTTCCAAGCAGGAGCGGTGCAGAAGAATGTTCCACGGAAGTATGTGGAGAACTCATATGCGAACTGGGTTACAGGCCATTGAATGCCCATATAATCCTGAACCATAAAGTTTGCCCATACATCGGAAACTTCTGTATCTGGAATTGGAAGTGTATAAGAAACAACAGGGCTTACGCCTTGTGGCAACCAAGGGTGAACAGTTAGAGGCACTAACTTGCCTGTAACTTCATTGTGTAGTCCACCGATAACTGCTCCACCAACATAATCGCCTGTTTCTGTTTGAGTTAGATTTAGACGGTAGTTAGCAGTTGCGCCGTTCTTGATTGAATCTGAGAGTTGCTTACGGTCTGCGCCGTTTAGGAAAATCTCATCTGGGTCAGCCTTTACAGAATCATATAGGCTAGAAAATACAACTTGGTATTCATTGCCCGGATTTGATGTGCTAAAGGTTGAGTTAATAGCATTATTTTTACCAGAATTTGAACCCAAAACAGTTGGGAGAATTCCGTCATAACCAGTTGCGTATGCAGAAGTATCTGCAGTTGCGCGAGAAGCGGCAGCACCAGTTGTGGTGAAAGCGGCATTGTTACCAGTTAAACCAGTAGCAGATGCGCCTTGAATTGTGAATGTACCAGTTCCCTTTAGAGTTCCCTGATACTTCAAGTTTGCTGCGCCAGTTGCGGTTCCAACATAAATGTTATAACCAAGCGCTCCTGCAACTGCGGTGCCAACAGTAACTGTTAAAACATCGCCAGATGCAACTACGGTGTTTGCTTCTGTTCCAAGAATTGACTCACCAAAACCAGAACCAGAAATACCAGCATCAGCAGTAACATTTACATAGTAAGTTGTTGCGGCTAGTGCGGTTTGTCCTGCTCCTGCTACTGGTGAAGCAAGTGTGAATGTTGGGGCTGATAGTGCGCCTGAATATCCTGATGCAGTTCCGCGTGCCATAAGCATCATACGCTCTTCCATCAACATTGTTGCGTAGAGAGTGCTGGTGCTTGATAGTTGGCGAAGGTCCTGATAACCCATACCCGAGAAATTAGCATCAAATGATACTGAATCGGATAGTGAGTAGGAATTGTAAGGCAATACGAGGTCGTCAGCCGCATAAGAAATAATTGGTCCGCGTTCGTAGTTAATTGAACCAAATGTATTGGTTGTGGATTCGGTGATGCCCGGCCACTTGTTGCCTACTCCACCTGTTCCTGTACCAGTGTATCCAAGGATACGCTTTACACGGTGTGAGGTGCCGACACCCTTTTTGCGTGGCAATTTATTGCGTAGCGGAGTTGGGCGTGGTGTTAGTAACTTGGAAGGTGCTTCTAGGTCAAAAGCAGCAAAAGATGTGCTTAGTGGGCTAGTTAGCGTAATGTCTTTCTGAATATCCTGCATTGCAAGGCGTTGAGATGCTAGAGCATTGTTCAATGCGCCTACTGCATCAGGAGAAAGTGATTTGTTAGCGGCAAGTGCTTCAAGATTTGCTACTGGGTCGCCAGATGCTTGCGCAAATGTGGCTTTTCCAGCCTGAATAGCATTAATTGCCATTGGGTCGGTAACTGCTTGTGATACGGACTTATTGAGTTCGGATTTGAACTCTTCCATACGCACTGCGGCATCTTTTGAAGATGCTACATCACCAAATAGGTCAGTTACCTTTGGTGTGGCGATAGCCATTTTTTTCCTTTCGTAAAGAGTTGGTTAATTACTTGGCTTGAATTGCTTTGGCTTTGAGTTCAGCATCTTCTGCTAACTCGCGATAGCCCCGAGCCAAATCGGTATCGCTAGTTTGTGTGGCTTTGACGCGATATTCGGCTGCTTTAGCCAAGTATCCGCCTAATTCAGCAATATCAGTTTTGATAACTGAACGCTTTGGACCACCTGCTACTGCTTTTGTTTTCGCCGTTGCTAGTTCAGCCTGTAACTTATTAACTTCCTCTTTGTAGGAGTTAATCTCATTAGTTACCGCATCTTTAGCACTCTTTACGGCTTTTTCAATGATGGCAGTAATTGTCTTTTCAGACAAATCCTCATCATCTGAGGAATCTTCTTCAATAATTGTGCCAATTTCTTCTGTTACTGGCTCTGGGATAATTGTGCTCTTTGGAGTTTCAGTTGGTGAAACCATAGTGGCAGTTGTAACATCATCTGCGCCGTGGCTATTTGCTGGTTGATGGCAACCGCACTCTAAACATTTTTCAGTTGTTTCAGCAGATTTGCCTTCGGCTTCTTCAACTTCTTCTTGTGCGGCGGTTGGCTTACTACCCTCTTCGGTTTCTTCCTCAGCACTTTCACCATATTGGGCTTTTAGTTCTTCATCAGAACATCCCATTTCTTTGCACATTTTTTCTGCTTCTTTATACATTTTATGTGCTTCTTTAAGTCTTTCCAATAATTCTTCCTTAGACGGCTTCTCTGAAACCGCTTTATCTTCTTCTTGTTCCATATGTTCTCCTTTAACGGTTTCAGCCTCAATTAGTTCCTCAACTTGAACCAAGTTATTGGCATTGTCGGACTTTGCCAACATTAATTTGGCATTTGGGTTTGCTGGTCTATCAACCAACGATACTTCCACAATTTGTCCATCAATAATGCGACCATTAGCCGCCTTACTATCACGCACAATTCTTGGTGCGCGAATTCCTATGCTGAACCCTTTAAGCACTCCCGTTTCAACTTTTTTAACCGATACTGGGTCAACAACTAATGCAGAAATATAATGTCCATCATTTGTGCTATTCAATTCTTTAGCAACACCTGCCGCAATATTACTATGTTGTTCTCTAATATTACCGCCAGTTTTGAACCATTCTGGCATTGCTTTTTCTAACCAAGCGGAATCACAAATTTGTTGGTCAATATCTACTGAATCATCAGTTGCTTTTCCATAAACTAATAATGTACCGTCATCTTGCTTTTCTTGCTTAATAATACTGGCATAAGTAGTTGCCATATTTAGTGCCATCTAGTTATCCTTTTCGCTTGTAACATAATAATACCATTAAAGTGTCCAAAGAAGGCAGACTTTGGAAGATGATGCCGATATAGCCCAAATTTGTTCTCCGCCATTTAGTTCCATACTCAAATGTTGTCCATTATCCAAGTTAAAACCCTCTAAAGCACCCGAAACAGTTACTGTGGCATCTCCTAGATAAACCTTACTTCCGCCTTCATTATCAATATATAAATTAATTTTGCCATAAGTTGTAGGCGCTTCAAATAATAACTTTACTGATGTGCCAATTGTTATTGTGCTATGCCCTACTTGCGGTTGTGCCATTAGTCGTAATCATCTCCCAATATCATAGATAAAGCATCTTCACCAATATCACGCGTATCCGTAACATATGGTGCCAAATCACAAACGCAATTTGGATGTGCTGGTGGTTCCGTATCTCCGCTAGGAAAGGTATCGTCAATACGGATAGGCGATACATCGGCATTCTCTTGGCAAATATCGCAAGGGTCTGCTACTAACCACTCTACCAGTTCCACGCCACTTTCTTCATATAATTGCCTAGAAGCCGCCGTAACGGCACGGCTCATTTCTGTTTGGGCAATAGTTAAAGCGCGGTCATTATCATCATCTATTGTGTCGGCTATTTCTTCCTTAATATCACTAGGTGTCCAGCCATTTTCTAATCCTCTAGCCAATATTGTGCCTATGCGGTCAAGCGTTGTGCGATTTATGCCTTGAATTGTTACGCCACGATTATCTAATAAAGTGCTTAACCCGCGTGGCTTGCGCACTAATAAAGCGGCAGGTTTATTACCTGCTTTCCAAGTATCCCAATTTATGCCTATTGCTTGTTGTAGTTGGCGTAAAGTTGGCGCTTTGGATATACGCGCTTTGGCTATTGCACTCATTGCCATATCTTCACCCAAAGCATATGCTTCCAAATACATATTAAATAATGCCGAGCGTAACGCTTCGTCATTTGTGCGCACATTTGTAATAGCCCATTGTCTGGCTTCTTGCGGTGTAATGCTTTGAAAATTCATAGCCACAAAATCATCTACTGCTTGTTCTGTGCTAAATGATTGATTAATGCCTTCTCGGATTAATTTAGCGCGCCGTGCGGCTAATCTAACCTTTGCGCCGTTTCGTTTTTTCCACGCGCGATTCATTTAGTGCCTATGCCAAATAGCGTTCAGCATACCAGCG